ATGACGATGGATTATAAAATCATCCGCTTGTTAAAAAGCGACGGAAGCTGGGACGCGTTCAAAGCAGACTGGGAGGCTCAGTGCGCAGCTTACGACGAGGAATTTGACACGTATGCTGAAGGAACTTTTAGCGTCGTAAAAGATTTGCTCGAAAGAGAACATCAGGCAGCTGGTCTGTTCGCCGTAAAACTAAACGGCACTCATGTTTCGATGTGCCAGCTGAACAGAGCTAGCATCCCAGGATACAGCAGCCCTGTGCTGCGTGTCCGGTTTATGACGCTATCACCGGAATATGATTTCGGTGATAAACCCGTGGAAGAGTATGCAACAGTCCTCGTCGCCACTTTTGCGACGGTACTCGCACTCTCTGACACTGAGATGGAGGCGAAACACATCAAGTTTCACCTTCGTAGCCCAGCCGACAGACAGTTTTTTGCTTTGTTAGGCAAGGGCTTCGACAAGACTGGCATGTTCCACTCTGTACAGGTGCGTGGTGCATGGCTATATGTAACGAAATCGTAACGAGTATCTGTCAGGTTCGACAGCAACCAAAAGGTGGAGAGCGTTCTATGGAACAAGTGCTGAAAGATTGCGTAGTGAATGCGATCAGAGAATTCGGTGTCGAAAATTTCAAGCGAACATCGATGTTTCTCAGCAACGAACGTTCTGTCGCTGAGGTAAAGAAAGCAGCTTGATGAAAGGGCGCTTCAAGCGCCCTTCATTTTGCAAACGTTTGCAACCCCGCCCGTGCGGGGTTTACGTTTTTTTACGGTGCTGCTCTCAGCCAAAGGCCGAGAAGGCATCCTTGCATTGCTGGGAACGTTACCCGCAGCAGAACATGCTTAAGGTCTCTGCCCCTTCTCCATTCTCTGCACAATCACCTTGATTTCCCGCAGGTCGCCAGACTGCGCCGACACGGCTTGCTGAATATCTTTGGTGGTCTGCACCAAACTGCCCACCGCCTGCTCGCTGCTCGTCATCCGATAATCGAGGTTCTCAGACTTGGCGGAAAGCCTCCGGACATCGGCCTCAATGCTCTTGAATCTCTCGTCAGCGCGGGCCTCGATGGTCTTCACTTCCACCAGCCGCTCTTTATGAAGCTGGTCATGGCTTTGTCGCCAAGTCTGCAAGTCCTCAATGTCGCGGCTTTTGTCGACCCAGATAGCCACGCCGCCAACCACCATGCCCACGAGCGTGAAAAGCTGGATGATTGTGTTGAGGTTCCATTCCAGTTTCGGAGCGCGACTTATCTGCATATTCGTATTCTCCGCCATTCGTTGCGCCTTGCCCCTGCCATCCGACTTCATTATTTGCGGCACGCAGCATCGGCTGCACACTGCCTGTTGTTTGAGTTGATCGCCGGCCCCGCCTTTTCGTCCTGCGCCGCGAGGCGGGCGGCCTGCGGATCCGAGAACCGGATGAACTGGTATCCGGATCCGTTAGTCGCAGGCGCTGTCTGGCAAGCCGCTATCGCGCATGAAAACAAGGCAACGATGGCGATCCGACATGTTGCGGAAAGAGGCATTGTTCTTCTCCAGATTATTGATGCGACTGACCGCTTCCTTTGCCGCTTCGATTTTGGCAGCAGACTTACCCTCGCGCTTGCCGACCTGAAAAGACGCGATCGATAGAAGCGCCGCGCCGAAAACCGCCACGGCGCCGAGCTTGACCCAACCGGGAATGAGCTTCCACATCAGGCCATCTCACTGACCTGGTCGGACACGGCCTTTGCATCGGCCTTCTTGCGCCAGAGAAGGAAGGCACCGGCGATGCCGAACGTCAGAAGGACCAAGGCAAGGTTTTGCCATGGCATCGAGCCGATCGCCGCTAGACCGGATGAAAGGCCACCGCCGGTGACAACGGGCACGATAACCTCCTTTGACTTCCACCAAGGCGCATCGAGGCTGGGAGGAGTGACGGCCACTGGCTTTTCTTCTGTGACAGGCGCCGCCTTGATCTGCACCTGAGCGACCTGTGCTTTCGGCGCGAGGTCGACAAGCATCAGATGGATAGCGGCTCGCGTTTGCTGACCGTCCTGCCCGTCCAGATTGCCCTTGTAATACCCCGCCCGTTTCGCGGCGCCCTGGAAGCCGCGAACATCTTTGACATCGTACCCCAGCACCACGAGGCCGAGGCGGGTGTAATAATCGAGCCGGTCGGCATAGCCGTTCAGGCCGCCATTGATGCGACGCGTGATCATTTCGGCGTCGTTGCGATCGGCATAACGATTGAGGCTTTTCCGATCTGGATTGCCCTCATCCCAGTACCAGATTGCGGAAAACCCTTCCCAAGGATCTGTATTTATCTGATCCGGATTGGCAACGAAGTCGGGCGGATTGAGATCCTTGCGCTTGCACCATTCGTAGAAGGCCCGGATGTTGTAACCCCCGGTCAGCTGAATAGGGCCGCGCCCCCGATTCTTGTAGCCGTCACCATCCTTGGCTGGGGTGTTGCCGAGGTCGGTACGTGTATCGTAGCGCTCCTGTGCGGGCGTTGGGCCCCAGATCTCGCGATCGTACTTGAACGAGCCACTTTCGTGCATCAGCTGCGCCAAGAAGGCGACGGCCCGATGAGGCAGATCGAGGCCGAACTCGGCGCCGTACTTGTTCAGCGCCATCATTACGGAGTTGAGGTTGCTTTCATTCACGCGCGTTTTCGCAGCCGCGCGTACCTGCGCGGCGGTTAAAGCCGTCATGGGCCTTTCTCCTGATTGTGAGGTATGGGAGCTGGATCAAATTGTCAGCTAAGAAAAAGGCGCTCCGAGGAGCGCCTTAAAAGTCGGTATTTGGGATTGCTTTAAGCGAGCAGCTTACCAGCACTCGCGTCAGTACGTTCAGCTACGCTACTTTCGGCGCGTTGTTTCAATCCCAAAAGTCTTCGAGCAGAAGACTGCGTTCGTTTCGTCCACCATTCATCAAGACGCGTCAGCGCGTAAGACGCAGTCGCCATCACTAAGAAGAAAACAAGCGTCGCAGCGACCAGGGCAACAACTTTACCAAAGGGCGCGACAGATACGTAAGCCAGACTAACGATTGAACTCATGAGCAACATGTGAACGGCGTACATCGCGAACGAATACCGACCGAGCGCAACGAGCCACCTGGCGTTCATAGCCTCCCGAATTCGCTCGTTCCCAACCACTCCCAAAATGATGAGCGTGCCAGCGACCGTGAATATCAACCACGCCTTTTGATCCTCCGTTCCCCACGAGAAAAAGGATGTCGGCCAGTACGGGGAATACTCCGATTTGTAACTATAGAGAATAACGCCGGCGCCGGTAAGACTGATGGAGGCGGGAAGCCTAAACGCAAAATTCGGGTTGCGGAAGAAGAACGCAGACAGGGCAGTCCCGGCCACAAATGGCACCAGCCTCCAGGCGGTAAACTGGAGGGCGACGACTGATAAAACTGAGATCACTGCGACGATACGCATGGGTGCCTTGAAGAACACCATCGCCAAGGCGAAGACCACGAAGCTGCCATAAAACTCGTGATGCATAGTCCATAACGAGACGTTGAACTCGCTTCTATTCTCCAGAATGGTCCCGAAGGATGCCTGCCATAACGCGTTTGCAAACGTTGGCTGGAAATTCTCGTTATCAGGCGGCGCACCGTAAATGCCAAACCATGACGACCCGGAAATTTCCGAAGCCGCGCGAGAGTAATTCCACCCCAGTTTCGTGACGATGTAGGAACCCATAACCGTCAAAAACACCAGGAGAAACAGCCTTGGAAACCTATTTAATGCTGCTACCGCTATGGTGTTGGGATCCCCGCCTGACCTGAAGAATGATAGGGGGAGCACTACGCCAGACAGAACAAAAAAAACGACAACAGCCGCAGTTCCGTTTGTCAGTGCTAAATAGAGCTTGGCCGGAACACCGCTCAATGTCGAAACAGCAGCGAAACAGCCGAAGAAATGCCCGCCGATAACGGACAGAGCTGCTAACCCACGTATTGCTTCCAATTCGCCGCGCTTTTGACGCTTCGTCACACTCGCCATGCTCCCCCCGGGGAATGCCGCTCTCTACAAAGTCATCCCCCGGAGTGTCTTACATGAGCGATCAAGTCAACGAAATTGCAACTTAACCGCAGAACGACAACGGATAGGACGAACCAAAGTTGATTTAGTGCATCACTCTGGCCACGAGATCGCGAGGACATCTTCCTCTGTCTCAGCTGCAAGAACTTCGGCGGTTAGAGCATCAAGAATGGACTGTTTTTCAACGACGTGGGCCTTCCCAACTCGCCCAGCCTCTTGGATTTGCGCAGCGCTGTGCGTTTTGTACGCCCATACTCCGTCGCTGTCGCACACCCAAAACGGCGTCTGCCAACCTTCTGGCAATCCGGGCAGTATGCTGGCCGTGACTGACCCCATGAGATTGATCTGATCTTTCATATTGCTGGGGTAAGTGTGCTTCTGCCCTAGCGCGTCTGAGGTAAAACCGCTGACAATAGCTCTTTCGCAAGAGGAAGAAAGACGTGCGATGTGGCTTTGCCGAATTGCCTCAAGCGCGCTCGGCGCGGCAATCAGGCCGTACGGCGTGAGAACGTCCTGCAACGAGGCATAAGTTTGCTGCCCGTCATCATCCTGCGGCCAACAGGTAGGGTTTCTCAGCCCGGAGCGCCAGGCGATAAAGTCCTTGTCCGTCTCACTAACAAGAGAAATACGAGCCGACGAAAACAATCTTCCGTCGTCGGCAAGCCAGTACCAGTCACTTGGGTTGAACATAAGATCTGTCCTTTAAAGATATTGACCACCTGTCGCCTGAACGCCAGCGGAACCGCCAGGGAAGTAATTTGCTCCGCCCCCGGATGTGTCGATGACGCCGTTAGATGCAACGTTGAAACGCGGCCCTGCGAATGAACCCGATGGCGACATCGTCACGTTCGAGAACCTGACCACACCCGAAAGTACAGCATCTGCCGCGCCGGCCGCCCAAGACGTCGGAGCAATGAAAACGGTGCAAGGACTTGTGCTTGGCGCACCGTTGAAGATGCCGCCTGTATCGGCATGAACGAGCGCGCGCATCTGTCGTTGGGTTCCGTCGCCGCCGTTCACCACGATCTGATTGAGGATCGATCCGACACCGTTCTCGACAATGTAGATCGGCATGTAGTTCGAATTGTTCAGTAGAGAACGAATGTCGACCGTATCAAGGGCGAGGAACCCGCCGAGCGAGGCGGCCGATACCGCCGTTCCGCTTGTCGCCGTGTTGACAAGACCAAGTGTTTTAAGAGTGACCCGACCCACGCGGGACGCGAATGCACAAGGGGCGCCGATCCCGACGTCACCCCCAGTTATGAGATAGCTGCCGCCACCGCCTTCGATCGTGATGGCACCTGGATATCTGTTGTTGATCGCTGCGGCATACGTACCGGCATTGCCGAGGACAATGCGGACACCAAAGCTTGAGCTGGCAGAGAACCTCGCTGTGACCGTGTCAATCGCCTTTTGGATGGTGGCGAAGGCACGGAGAGACGTGTTCGCGCCGCCGTCGTTGCTGTCACTTCCGTCCGTTCGAACATAAAGAATAACATCGGATGTCGGGACTTGCGGTACCTCCGATCGCGCCAAGCCTCCTCCAAGCAGCCACGCCGCTCCAGTGCACACCAACCGGACGATCGAACCCGCCTGCAGATCGCCGCGCTGTAGAGCAGCCCCCGCGACAGTCCGGATAGGAAGTGGTCCGAGACCGTTAAGATTGAGAGTTGCTGCACCCGTGTTTTCAGAGGCTATCAGGACATTGATTGTGAGGCCAATCCCCAGAACCAAAGGCGAGACCGGCAAGGTCACGGTAAGAGCGTTAGCCGACCCACCGGCTGCGCCGTAGACAAGCTTTCCCGACTGAATCGCCCTCGCAAGCTGATTAGAGTCCTCAGGTTCGAGGCCTGCCCCGGCAATAACGCTAACAATCTCTCGTTGAGGCCGCTCGATAGCTTTTGCAGGGACGGCGGAACCTCTGACAGCTCCGGGCACATCCTTGTCAACATAGCCAGCATCCGGATCCGGAGATCCGTACGGTGCGTAGTACTTCATATTTGGCTCCGATTAGTTTGCCAGAACGGGAATTGCCCACGCGGGCGAATGTTGGCGGAGAAGGCAAAGCAAGCGCTCGGCCTCGCCATACGAAAAGAGCGGGGCATAACCACACTCGCTTTCACCGCAGCGGAAATAGTCGACCGCAAGATCGGTGACGGTTACAAGCCAGTAAACTTCTTGCCTTGCATCGCCGACAGTGTGTTCCCCGCCGCATTCCGAAAAACCGCACTCGAACACGGCAGGCTCTTCGATCGTGATCGTGAAACCGAAAGACGCGGCAAGCCGGATGAAGTCCGCCGGCGTGATGATGGCGACAGCCATCAACTTCGCCTCCAGAGCCCTTATCCGCCCCGCGATACTTTCATCATCGGCGCCGCACGCGTCAGGAAGGCCGTATTCAAACTCCCAGTCCGACAACATCTCGTCCACGCCGTAGACCGTGCTTTCGCTCGTGAGCTTGAAGGCTCTGGCGTAGAGCCATTCCCAGGGCGAAATGAGGACCCTTGTAAACAGGGCGAGACGACTGGTCAGGGATAGCGCCTGCCCGTCCGGCGTTCCGAATGCGGCCCCGGGAGGCCAAAGCGACACCGCACCACCGATGAGATCATCATTCGTAGGCGCGGCAAGATTGTCCCATGCGGTAGGGACGCCACCAGATGGCGCCCCGTCGCTCGGCTCTGTTGTGCGGGTATTGAAGCCGGGATCACGAGCCAAAATCGAACTCCCCGTTTACAGGAAACTGACCGCCGGTCAGGACGATATCGCCAGGAGGCTCTACGAGGATGTGACGATCTTCGCCGGTTACCCCGGAAATCACCTCCGAATACCAGCTGCGCGATACAGTGAAGCTGTCGCCGGTCAGGCCCGGTCGGCACCTCGCGAGATACATAGCGGTAATGCCATTCTTGATCGCCGCCCGGATTTCAGCCGTATCTCCGGAAAGACCCGTTATCGTCACATCGACCGGCCTGGATATGGGCGCTGTGGCGACACTGTCATCAACACGGATAAGCCTCTGTTCGTCGACAACCGCCTGCACTGCCTCGACATCAGAGGGCAGCGGGATATTGTCTTCCCTGCCATTGAAGAGAAAATGGACAACTATTCCACCGGGCGAGCCGGGCACACGGAAGGCCCACGCCTTCAGCACGCCAGGAACCCCCATCCCGATGCGCTCGTAGTCGGCCAAAGTGCCTCCGCCAGGAGGATTGCGCTTCCGCTGCAAGCCACGTTCTTTCAGGCTGTCGGCATCCTCAGCGTCGGCTCCTCCCCCCAGTCCGTCATTGTCGACCAGCCAGCTCGTGCCAAGCGTCGGAAATAGCCCGGGGTCGGCAAGTGATAGCAAACCGGCGCTTGCGCGATTGCCGACAGATCCTTTTACCTCTGCGACGACAGGAACGACCAGGGCGCCGTCTGCGCCGGAAGTCGCGGACACGGTGGAAACATATGTCACGTTTCCAGACACGAAGCGGATCCCGGACGGATAGGTGGTCGAGGCCTGCCCCGTACCGATGATGTCCCCCCGCGCAGCAGCAGCTGGCCGCTGGTAGATACCGACTTCGGCGGCGTGCAACCTGATCCAAGCAAGGCTAGTCGATGTTGAAAGAAGAATCTGCTTCGAAAGCCAGCCCATGCGCAATTCGAATTCATAGGAAATTGCCGCCAGAACCTTGACGACAATCGTCACGAAACTGTTCTTGAGGGCGGTATCCGTGCCAGGCATATATCGCCGAAAGGCGCCGCGCACGGCCGCCGAGGCATCATCCAGCGAGCGGATATTCCACGCCATCTATCTGTCTCCATAACAGTCCGAATTTCTGGTTGAACACCGTCTCGCCATCGCGCCCGTAAAGCGCAATTTCGAGATCGAGGCAGTTTTCTGCGCGTTTGGCCGTGGCCGTCGCGTCAACCCGCGCTACTGCGCCCTGCGCGATGAGGGGTTGCAGGGCTTCGCGGGCATAGTCTTCAGCATCTACTTCAATGCCGTCGTAAATGGATCGCCGCTTCAGCAACCAGAGGCGGGAACCCAGAACGTCCTCACCATCGAGGCGGTCAAAGCTGTCACCGAGCCATCCCCGGTTTTGTTCACCATCCCGCAATTCGCTGTCCTCGACGCGGCGATCTGTCATCAGCAGTATGAGCACCTGCGTCGCCAGACCCTGCTCTGCCCGAAAATCTCCGGGCGCCGTTGGATGCGTAAGGCCGTTCAGCAGCAGATCGCCTAGGAGGCCGTCCCAGCCTAGATCGGGCGAACGATAGATTTCGTCCGCCTCGTCGAGAGGTATGATGCGAAGCATTTGGATTTTCCTAAGCGGGCACGCCCGTTTGACCGGATCCCGGAACGACCCCGGTATGGCGATGGGTATCGCCGATGTTCTTGCCATTGTGGCGAACTGTCCCGCCCTCGATGTTGACGCCATCAGCCGAGACTGTGAATGTCACGCCACCCTTCCTGATCTGGAACGCGTTGCCCGCCACATCCACAACGATACCATCACCCATGACGACCTTGATAATGTTGCCGCCGGCGTCATAAAGGGCCGACCCGCCGCCCGGAACGTCGGACGGCCTGTGACCCGGATGTTCAAGTCCGAGGACGACGGCGAAATCCGGATTTCCCGGTGACGGCAGCAAAAGACCTTTCGACCCCGAAGGCGGCGAAGAGGCAAAGCCGTGGGGCTCCGGCCGGTGGATGCGGGTATATCCATCATTGAACATGCCTCGCCCCGAGACAAATTGCTGGCCTTCCTTTTCTTCAAGGCGGCCATCGAAGTCGAAACGTATGAAGCCGCTCATTCGTCCTCAAAGTCCCCTTCGTCGACCGCCGCAGCGGAATAGCCAGATGTCGTCTTGCCACGCGGGTTTTCACCACCGAGCGCGCGAGGATCCGCGAGCGAAAGCGTCGCCTTCGTCATGTCGCCCTGCTCGAAATCGATATCCTTGATGACCATCCAGCCATCAAGGCCAAGCCAGTCATCAGAGACATAGACAAGGTAGTTTGGCTGCCAGAGCTTTCTAGCCTCATCCCGCCAGCCGCTGACGACGATGCTCGCGGTGGTGCCGTTTCCTGCCGCCCGCCGAGCGTGCCACGCAGCGCGCTTTTTCATGCGTCCTGTGGATGCTTCGCCTTCGTGCCGCAAGATGAGTGTCCGCCTTCGGCTGATGCCACTATCCTTCGCCGAAGACTGGCCGCGAAACTGCTGTTTGTCACTGCCTTCCGTAGCCTGCCCGCGAACCTTGATGTCGCTGTATCGGCCCTTCTCGGTAAAGCTCGCACTGGAGCCTGGCAGGATATTGACACCTCGCTTCAGCACGCCGGCATGTTTTCCCGCAGGTTTAGTCGCCAACTTGACCCGGCCCTCAGGTGTGTCATGGATTAGAACACCACGGCCTCGCGACCGGCGCTCAATGCTTGAGAAAGCGCTTTCCCCAACCATAAGTTTATGGCGCGCTTCCTTCGGCAACTCACTACCGTCCGTCTCAATTCCAATTCCGTGACTGTCCAGCTCCCTCGCGATGTCATCGAGGCTCTTGTCAAGAATTTCCCCGCTGGGATGTTCAGCCGAGCATTCGACAAAATCGATCGTACGCGACACGATGCCACAGGTGAGCGATCGACTTTCTTCGTTGTAGCCAGTATCGACATCCCGCACATATCCGGTGAGCAACAGATCTCCGCTTGCTGTGACCCTCGTCGACTTTCCGGGTGCGACCGGCACACTTGGTCCCGTGATGACGAAATCGGCGCTCGCGCTGCGCGCTGCCTCCTCAGCCGATACCCTAATGTTGATCCGGATGACGGGCGGCAACCCATCGCATAGAACCGTCTCAAGTGGGCCTGTTGAGTTTTCCTGCATCATTTTTCCAGAGCATTGAAGGCCGATGGCATGAGCATCGGGGTGGAAACACCGGCGATCTCGACAAGGTTCTCAGCCCTGCCGGCGTCACCATAAAGCTGGTAGGCCAGAAACGTCGAAGGCAGCGATATCCCTGTCTCGACGCGTACTACGGGAACGGCGTCGGCCGCCTGATCGGACACCAAGCGCACAGCGACGTTCGTCAGGGCAGAGAGCCAGACATAAAGATCGACACCGTTTGCGCCCATGGCCGAGACCACACTCAAAGCAGCGTCGCCCGCCGAAGCAATACGGTCTCTGCCAGCGCGCGCCTGCGGCCGTGAAATCCACTCCGCGCGCCCACCTGCAATCGCAAGCCCGACGGCGAGCAAGACACAGCCGGCATCCGATGTTTCCGCATCCTTGAACTGCCCTGGTCGAAGGGTATCGAACCCCGAGGCCGAGGAGACGCTTTCGGCGATCACCCTCATAAGCGACAGGCCTTCCATCGCGAAATCATTGGCGGAAAACGTAGGGGCCGCATCGAGGCGGGCTGCGATACTCTCCGCGTCGAGCGCATCGGTAACGATGGTCGTGGCGAGGCTTCCGAGCCAATCACATATTGCACGCTTGTCAGCAGCCATCAGAACAACCCTCCGAATACAACGGCAGCTGCCGACAAAGCAGCGAGAAACGTGGTATCAACATCGGCGAGACTGAGTGACGGCAGGACCTCGCCCGAGGCCGGTATCGCCGTGAATTCAAATGCGACATATCCACGGCGATCCCGCTCCCGCGATCTGTGAAAATCCTCGACATAAGCAAGCTGTCCTGCATCCATTGGCAAAACCAGCCTGCCGGGACCTGCCGCCAGACAGGCAGTTGTCAGCAATGCCGCAGACACATCGCTATTGTCGCCGAGAAGATAGGCCGTCACACCAAATGCCGGTGTTTTTAGGCCCATCTCCTCCATGCGCGTGCGCCTGCCGCCAGCGTACTCATGCCGCGCCAGACGCTTCCCGCCGGAGAGATCTTCGTACTCAACCCAGAAACTGGCGCCGCGAAAACTGGCGCGCCTGAGTGTTGATCCCCAGTCCCTCATTCTTCGTGTCTCCACTTAACGGGTTTTACTGTGCGCCGGTCGGCTTCGAGATATCCGGCGGGAAGGTCCTGCCGGTATCAGCATTTGCGAGAGCCCGGCCGCCTTGTGTCCCGATCGCGGACGCATTGATCCGAATGTTCTGCAGCCTGTTTGCGGCGTCGAGCAGCTTCTGTGCCGCAGCACTTAGACCCGACAGAAAACTATCCCCAGCGCTCTGCAGCTTCTGTGATCCGCTCTCGATAGCGGCCGCAGCTGTCTGGCCGCCGTCAGCAATCGACTTTCCGGCCTGCGTTCCTGCAATCTCAGTCGATTGCTCCAAGCGCTCGCGAATGCCGCGAAACACATCCATGTTCGCGACTTCAGTCGAAATCTTCTGTCCGGCTACGCGTCCCTGTCCGTATTCGCGATACTGGCGCTGGAGATCGCTCATGCTGGAGGGCCCAGAAGGAATTTCCCTTGGACGAGGCGCAGGAACGGGTGCAGAGCCTGCCGGCAATGTGCGGTTGGTATATCCATGCCCGCCGCCCGGAAAATCCCCCATGACAACCGGCCGACCCTGGCGACCGGTCGAGGCGCGAGGGCGGCGCGGATCGTCTCTGCCTGCGCCATATCTGGAGGCCCAGTATTCGCCTAGAAACTTCTCGTCACGGTATCCGCCCTCATAGGCGAGATCCATTTCCTCCGTAGCGGAGATAACCCCGAGGTTTCGGCGGAACCAGCCCCAGCCCCGTTTTTCCATACCGCGCTGGCGGGCATTGTAGCGATCCAGCTGCTTTACGCCGCCATCCATAAGCGGTGTGACAGCAGGAGCTACACTTTCACCCATAGATGTCTTGAGCTTTTCCCAGCTGTTCGACATCCGGTCGATCGATGCCTGCGTATCCCCGAAAATGCGGTTCACATCGCGGAAAACCGTGCCGTTCACTTCGGCGGAATTCATCGTGTCGATGAACCGCTTCAAGCTCTCACCGCTAGTCATGAGAGACTGCATCCCGAGCCGGAATTCCTGATCGCTAAACAATAGCGGCAGTTTGGAAAGGTCACCTTTGATGGCCTCATTTGAAAGCCGAATGAAGGCGGTCACAGCGTCCTCACCCGTTTTCTTGGCCGCCTCCATTTCCTTGCGCAGATCAATGCCGAACTTCGCGAACTTCTTACCGGTCTCTTCAGAATACATCTTGCCGAAAATATTCTGCGCCTGCGTGGCGGCGCTGCTGGCGTCGCCAGTGTCCTCACGGATCGTCTGAAGGATGGCGACAAGTTTTTTCAGCCCGCCTTCACCCTCGTAACCAAGCGTCGCAAAGCTGTTTGCGAGACCGGGAATGTATTGTGCCATGTCCTTGAGTTCGAACTGGCCAGCCTTGCCGCCCATGACCATAATGTCGAAGGCGCGCTGCATGTTCTTCGTTTCGATCTTCAGGGCGTCGGCAGCCTTGAGACCGGTATTTGCGATGTCCTCCGTTGCCGCACCTGTCGCCTGCGCAGTGGCAAGCACCGATGGCAGGAATGCCATGGCTTCATCCAGCGACTTTCCTGAGGCAACCAGAGTATCAATCGCCTCGATGGCGGGCTGAACGCTGTCGTAATTCAGATCCTTTGCGATCTGCTGCGCCTGTGCGAACGCTTCCTTTGTCTGGGTAGCCGAGGCATCTGCTGTGATCCCTATACGGGTCATCTGACGTTCAAGCGCGGCAAAATCCTTGACCGTCCCCGCTATCGCGCGGCCCACCTCATAGGCTCCGTAGCCGGCGACACCGGTTCTGAGCATCGCGCCTGCTTTATTGACGCCCTCTGCGGCGCGCTGCATCCCAGCCGAATGCCGATTGATCGACGCGACCTTCCGGTCGAAATCGGAAGCGGTCTTGTTGAACCGCGACATCTGTCGCTCGATCTGGCCCATCCGGGTCGCGACGGAGCGGAAAGCAGGACTAGTATTGTCCTTGCCATCAATCTCAAGCTCCGCCCGGATTTTCCGATTGGCCATGAATGCATCCTATCGAGGTAAGAGGCGTTCGATCTCGTGAACGATACGCGGAAAGAAATAGTCTTCGATCACGCCCGCGAGGACATCCAAATAAACATCCGGATTGTTCGTGATGGCGTGAGCCGGGTTCGCGGCGAACAACTCGCGGATCTGTTCACGCTTGCCGGTCGCAGACGACATCTGTGTGCCGGGAACACGCCGGAAGGCGCCAACGTGTCCGCTTTTCATGGCGGCTATGAAGGCGTGACGGTATGAGCCGCGAAGCTTTGCGTAGACGCCAACCGCATTCTGAACAGCGCCCAAACGCTGCAAAGGTATCCACCCCGACTCGGCAACAACCTTTGAGGTGTTTCCACCAGCGTTGAAATGCGCTGTCGTCAGCGCCGCCACTAGGTCTCGCGGCATCTGGGTATGCGGCCCGAGCCGGGCAACGATGCGTGACCGGGTTGTCTGGGCGACGCGCGTCATCGCCCGTCGCATTGCCTTGGTGCGGATTTCGCCGGGGAGCCGCCGGAAGGCGCGCTCCAGCTCCTCGAAATCCTTGCTGTTCATCTCCAGTCTCATGACCGGTCTCGCCCTCGCTCGGAAAACTTGATCGCTCGATTGCACCAATGCGCGATCTCATCGGCCGTCATGTCCTGCACTCGCATTGCGTCCCACCCGAGACGAAACACCATCAGGTCGGCGACTTCGGCAATTCCGGCCGCTGCGTAAAAAAATCGCACACCGCGTTCGCGACCTCTATCGCGTCGTGAGCTTCCAAAGCCGCCAGGGCGTCGTAAGATGGCGATAGGCAGACGTTTTGCAGATGGCCGTCAATGGCCTCGTAGTGCGTCACGACCATCGGCTGACCGGCGACGACATGGACCTCTCGCGGTTCACCGATACCGTTGATGAAGATTTCACGGTACGTCGGCGCCCGAAGGCGCACCTTGTCAAACGGCTCGACGCCCGGAACCTCATACTTCCGGGAGAGCTCAACGATTTTCTCTGTCATAGCGATACTTTATCCCCGCCGATATGTTTCGCCGACGATCTGGAGACCAGACAGCTCCCCGTTGAGCCGGTTGGAACTGGGCTCTCCGCTGAAAAAGGCATTGAAGAAATAATGCGTCACGTTGGTAAACTCCTCCAGGATGGTGAAGTTCTGGCGCGCCGCAGTCATCAGCGCGTCGAAATCGACGTTCCCGGCATCCTTGAACGTCACTTCGGCGCGGGGTGCGGTTGGAGTACCAACGCGATCTGTTGAGCCGTCCTGATTTGTGACAGCCTCGTTTGACTGTCCCGCCGACAAGACCGTAAAATTGCCGCGCAATGCGAGAAGCTCGCCACTCGCAAGGCGAACGGTCATACGTCCGCCGAAATCGTTTCCTGCCATGGATGTTCTCCGCAGATAGGGTCAAAGAAAGAAGAGGCGGAGACCGCCTCAGATTTGAGCGTAGACGCGGGCAAGGCCGGCGAAGATGTCGAGCGGGTTCACGCGGTCCATCGGAAGGACGATATCCACCCGGTTTGGATTATCGAGATTTCGGGTGACCGTAATCTGACCGGCGATGTCGTTTCCGAACTCCAGCACACCACGACGGGAGAGATCGATGCAGGCGTGAACCAGCGTCGACTTGATGTCTCGTACCGTGACAATGCTCGGCAGGTTCGCCGGATTGTCGTTGGCGATGGCCTTGTTGCTGTGCTCGAAGGACAGCTGCGACCGGATGAACTTGAGCGCATAGGTCAGCTGGTACACCGCCTGAATATCGCGAAGCGCCGTATCCGGTACGCCGTTCGTCGTCTGCTGCTGGGTAATGATCTTGTCAATCACCACGTCGCCGCTGCGGTCAACCTTCCAGGCCGACACGCCGTTCTGAAGCCAGCCGTTCCGTGTCGGGTAATCGGGCCAGTAGTTGCGATCGCGCGGCGCAATCACACCGCTAACGACAAGACCGGACTGGTTTGCAGAGACGCGACCATCGGAGCCGGAGCCAAGCAATGGAAGCGCCCTCGATACTACCGCGCTAACCACCTCATATACCGGCGTCCCATTGCCTCCCCCAGACAAGATCGGGATCAATGACAGGTGCCATGTGTCGCGCGCGAGGCCCTTCGTATTGATTTGACTGTCTGTCCCCGCGAACGGGTAAAAGCCATGGCCGTAAAGCTGCTGGTCGTATCCCCAGCGCGCCGTAACGAAGGCGTCTAGCAATGCGACGTTCGCATTATCATTGAACGGAGAGACGATGGCCTCAAAGGGATCATCACCCATCGCCGCCAGAATGGGTGCTAGGTCGGGATTTCCGGTGCCCGGCGTCGTCGTTGCCATCGTCAGGTTGGCGCCGGTGAAGACGTTACCTCCTTCCAGCACCGGGATAAAAATATCTAGGTCGGCCGCGTAAACGCCCTTGTGGCGCGCCGTGATGGTGACGACGTTGGCCGCAGCGACTGCCGTGAAAGGCAGGCTCTTTTTTGAGAGCGGGTTGAAATAGTCATTGATCGCCGTGGCCAATGCTGCTGCGGTATCGTTGGCCGACGTGCCCGCTGCGACATTGATCGACACGCTCTCGCCAGCGATCTGAACAACGGCCTGGCCACCAGCTGCCGGTACTACGCCAACCGTCATCGTTCGAATTTCCGCCGTACCGGAATCGGCCACGCGACCAAGATAAATCACCTGAGACGGCGCATTCTTGCGGGTGCGAATGAACATGCTTTCGAGCATCGAGCCGCGACCAGCGAGGCGGCGGGCTTCGTTGACCGTGCCACAGATGGCGATCTGGCCTTCGCCGAGGGCACCGCCAGCGCTACCAAAGCCGAGAAGAACTTCGTTCAGTTCGCTCGAAAACTGACCACCTGACTCGATGTCGAAGGCGAGCAGCGGTGCGACGATGTTGTCGGGGATATTGTTCACCATCGGGTCAATCCTTCCTGGACGGCTTTGCGGGGTCGGTCGGCTTCTCGGCGACCGGTTCTTTCTCGACCAAGTCACCGGCCTCGATCATGCGGCGATGCTGACGGGACAGCAGGTCAATCGGACGGCCGTCATCAGGCCAGCCGCCGGGGATGGCGCACCCTGCGGCGGCCACGTAAATCTTGGACATGAATATCTCCGATCAGGGGGTGAGATTGTCTTGACCGACAGGAACAATGGTTCCACCTGGCGCATTCACCGCGCCGCCGATCTCGTCGAGTTCATCAACGGACTCGGCACTAAAATAGCCCGCCAGCTCGGCGAGCTTCTGCTTTGCGTAAGAGTCCGCAGGGAGGCTCTGAAACACGGAGCGGATCGGCTCAGGCAAGCCGCCCTCGTCGAGGTTGTACACGTCAGCAGCCAGTTCAACGGTGTACCGCAACGTCGTACGTTGATAGCGCCATCCAAGATCCGGGATGGAAAAAGGTATTGCCTCAACAGAAACGATCCGCTTGACCAGTTTTCGCCACGGCGCTCCGGCTGACGATCTCTCCAGCAAGAAGCGGACCTTGGAACACAGAGCCGCTAAAACAAGCCTCGCGTTGGGATCCGTTCCGGCAAGTGCATCGGCATATGGCCCGGACTCGTCACCAGCCACAACAGCGAGTTCAGCGATGATATCAAGAACCGCTTCATGCTCAAGGTCGTCGAGGGCGGCGGGATCGCCCCGAGGTTTCAGCGCGGCCGTTGAACTGTGGAGTGCAAGGACTGGCGTATAGGGCCGGTCCGTCGAGATGTCCTGCACCGCGATCTCGCGGCTGTCATATACAAGGCGACCCGCAACTGTCGGGAATACCCCTGACGTTAGCGACGCAGTGGGGCGTAGAACCTCAACAGTGATAAGTCTGAGCGCTTCCGGAGCCAGCATGATGTTTCCAGTTCATCAAGTCGGGAGCGACGCGGCGACGGCAAGCAACGCCATGACATTACCGGACCCGTCCGGGTCGAACTGCGTTATGGTGAAAAGCTTATGGTCACTCTCCCGGCGAAGATAAAAATCTGTCTTGAGCGGTTTTCCGTCGACAAGCCGGATCGATGCCTGACGCTGGGGAGCGCGATGCACGAGCTTTCGCCCGTCCGAGGACGGCTGTGCTCTCTGCTCTCCCTTGAATTCCGTGTTCTCGAAAAAACACGCAACCGTTGGATAGGGAGGATTGGAGCTATCCAGCTTGGCGCCGGCGTTCGGATCATGACTGCTGATCGGAAAGACGGTGACATCGACACCATGGACGCGCTCGACGGTGGAGCGGCTGGTTTTCGCCAGCCGCTCAAAAAAAGATGTCATCGCGTCAGACCGTCGTCGCGCCGAGCTTGAGCTTGGCAGTGGGTGACGGATTTGCAGAGGCGGCAACAGCAATACCAACCAGCGTGTTGCCGGTTGCGGTTTTGTTGACGACCTTGTTTGTCGCATCCCAGTAGAGCTTATCGCCGACAGCGATTGCGAGGGCCGAAGTCTTCGGTATTTCGAACACGCCCTCGGTGTCGATGACAGAGGGTTCACCTTCGGCGGCCGTCAGGTTGGAAACCCCGATCAGGGATCCAATAACGACAATTTGGCCCGACACAACGCCGCCGGTCGGCGCTGTAATATCGATAGCCTTACCCGGCTGAACGTAATTTTTCATAGTGATGATCCTTGCTTCATCAAGCGCTCTCAGGCGCAAACAACGGAGAGGAAGAATCTCGGCTTATTCGCCGGGGTTCTTGTACCCGCCACGGAAGTCGATGGCGCCAACGCCGAAATCGTGCTCGACCGTCATGGCCAAGCCCTGCGTGCCGAAAGGCTCATCGAAGCGAATGCGCGGAGCACCGTATCCGTCCAGCAGACCCCACTGGTAAACCGCCGCCTCGTCCGGGCTGGCGAAGAGATACCAGGCATTTCCGGTCAGCTGAGCCGATACAACCGGTTCCAGCGTGCCGACGTGCGGGTTCACCTTCACGGAGTCATTGGCGGTGATCGGAGCTAGGTATTGCAACGCTTCCGTTTCCTTGTCGGGTGAGACAAGAAGAATGGAGGGCTGCAAATTGAGAATGGCGTCATCGAGACCCTTCTGTTTGCGCATTGCGGCCTTACCGGCGCCGATGCTGGCAACGCTGATCGCAGAACCCGATCCGGCAAGGTTCGCATGGTCGGCATGAAACACCACCTTGCCGTCCGCGAGTTTTGTATTCACGGAAAGCATCATGGTGTAGAAGGTCAGCTCCTCGAAACGAGCAACCGTCCGGCCATAGCCGCCGAGGACTTCGCCGAGGGCATTCAGCCGATCATTTACCATCATCTGGCGGGTGACCCTGATACCCTTCGCGTAGGGCGCGACGGCGATCTGTTCCTTACCCTCGCCGAAGGTGCCGAACTTGATCTCGCCCGCTTCCGTGAGCTTCTCCAGCATCGGGAACTCGCCGACCGAAACCGCGTAATGCGGTCGGAAGTCGACGAAGTCGCGCCGCCGCGAAATGCGGCGATAGGTCGGCTGCGCCAGAGCGTAACGACGTTCAAGAACGGTGTTGATGGCGCTGGAGAAGATCGCCGGAAAGTCGCTCGTGCTATGGAACGCGCGAACAAGAATGTCTTCCCGCTCGCGCACGGTACGGGCTGCGCCACGGTGACCTATGGCTGCCGCCGCGAATTCGACAACGTCATGATTGTCCATGAAGCTGCGTGCGCGCGTCGCCTCATCACCGGTGGGCTGATCCGTTCCGCCAAGGCGAAACGCCATCGCGGTCACCATGCCGGAGCGCCGGGACTCAGCTTCATCGCGGACGACGTGGATCGAACTGGACGGCGAACGCGATGCCTGCTGCGCCATGAAATCGAAAGCCTGGGACCGGAAGGCTTCGACGGAAACGCCGTTGCGCAGCGCGGTCTGAATTGCGTCGATCTGCATGCCTGCGCGAGTGCCGAGATCCAAAATATCTGCTGCCCGAGCACCTTCCATATTACTGGCAGGATTGTTGCGATCCCCCTGCTGGGTTTCTTCATCGGCCTCGGCCTGACGAATATCACCTTTCAGCTTTTCGATTTCTTCGAGCAGCTTCTTGTGATCGGCCTCGATGGTGCGCGCAGCATCGGGAGCCGTATCATCCTTCAGTTCAAGCAGCTTATCCGCCGCCCGTTTTTGCAGGTCGTCCAGATTGGCTCGCATGACAACCAGCGGGATAGCCATATAGGAAGTGAGATCGCGGATCCCGTCGACCACAAACCCGGCTACATGCAACGGCGTGTGCGGCGTACCCGCGAAGGCATCGGTCGAGAGGCCGACGCCGACAAGAACCATTGCGATAGCGAGCGTGCAGGCTACCGCCAGAACGTTTTTCTTCATCATCGATATTTTCCTTGAGGATGCCTTGCCCAAAGGCGAGGAAGGGCGAGGCCGCAACTACGGCCATGGCATGCGGTAGCCTGCGCTAGCCTGCCAATTGCTGTTGGCGCATCTGCATTTGCATACGGATGCGTCGAATGCTGTTTGCCGTCGAAAGATCCGGCTCGACACGGCACGCATAGAGCGGCGCGTCATCTTTCCCGCTGCGCACATGCGCTCCAGGATCCGCCGGGATAGGGACGGCTGAAATCTCCCATGGCTCCCAGTCAATGACCCGATGCACAGGGATGCGTCCTTCGCGTTCGGTTTTCTCCACCGCATGGATGCGATAGCCAACCGAGATATTGGAAACGCTGCCTTCCTTGATTTTCGCGACCCGATCAACAGCGTCAGCCGCAGTGGAAAGGCGAACTTTTGCGACGCCAAGGCCGCCCTCTATGCGCGCCGAGCCTTTTACGACCGATCCGATGACGTCAGCGAGACTCCATGTTCCGTGTGTATCAAGAAACGGAGCACCGGCATTGAGCCGATCGAGCCGGATTGCATTTGGCGAAACAACAAGCTCTTCATCAAACTCGCCGTCGATCCAGCTAACCCTTCGGACAGGCGCGCCCGTTGTCCAGACGACATCAATTGTATTATCAGACTCATTGAATGAAGCCGCCCGAACCTCCGCATCGCGGAGAAGCTGAGGCAACCGGATAATGTTACTCATTTTGCGCTCCTTCCGCCGCAGGTGGCGCGGCGCTTGATTTTGCCCCAGCAGCGGGCCTTCGTGGATCGATGTCGAGCAGCACGTTATTTGCGTCTGCAAATTTGAAGAACGCGTCGAAATCGCTCACGACTTTCCGCCAGTCGTGGCCCCATGCAGAGATGAACGATTGGGGTGACATCCGGCCAGCACGAACGGCAAGAATATCCGCTTCAAGGTCCTTCTTCGGGTCGATCGGTTCGATGGCAGGCATGACGTGATCAACTCGATACCCGTCGCGGCGAGCCGGTAGCTTTCCCGACATAACCGCAAGCTCTTCAAACCGGCGATCAACCTTCCGGCAAACCGAAGGCACGAATATGTGCCACTGGATTTGCTCCACGAGACGGCGAAACTCGATCTTCCCTGCCCGAAGCGAGGAGTAATTGGCTTGTGTGAGATCGCCCGTCAACTGATCGTAAGTGATGCCAGCACCCGCTGCCATCGCCCAAAGTCCAGCCTTATAAGCCTCGCCGAACACAGACTGAGACGACGGGTTGGCAAAAACGATATCAGCGTCTCCGATATCCTGAATCTGTCCCGGCTCGATGCGAGTAACCTTCGAGCCATCTGCGTCCTTTTTCGGCGCCAGCGGGTTTGCGGATCCCGGCTGACGTTTCAGAAAACCCGCGAAGCTCGCCTGCGTTCTCTGCTGGACGATGGCCGCCTCCATCAGATCCTGTATTTCCTTCGCACTCAGAAGGATCGGCGCGAACCATGAGATACCTCGCAGCTGCCCAAGCCGTAACGGGCGGTAAAGGTGGCAAAGGTCATCCCACGGAACCAGACTGGACATCTCATTGCCGAACGAAAAACCACTATCGCCAGGATGAGAAGGATGAAGATAAAGACCCTCTCGGGCATTCCAGTCACCAAGCTTGACGCCGAGACGGACATTATTTTCACCAACCATAACACTGTCTCGCGACGTATCAATCAGGTCGCCCTCCAGTCCAAGAAGGCGCAAGGGGACTGTTTTCCTGGCATCCTCCATCTTGATTGGAAGCAAACGCAAGACGCTATCGCCGCCTTCCGCCATGGATCGCAGTACCAACGCCTGTTGACCGCCATAATCCAAAACTCGCTCTACATCAGAGCCTTGCTCCCATTCCTCACGAAGAAGCCGGTAGCGATTATCGATCCGATCGGAGCCAGTGTTCGGGATCGACAGAATGCCGGTTCCAATGACGTGAGACGTCAGAACGTCGAGAATACGCTGCCCGGCCCAGCCGTTGCGAACGAAATCGCGAGACCTGTCGCGCAAAGTCGACATCGCCGCCGCAACCTCAGTTGTTGCCGAAGTGCCGCGAGAGCGCCATCCTTTGTTCCGACGGCCGAACTGTGCAGCAGCGTATTCACGTTTTTCAAATGACGTGAGCATCTGCCGCGCGGCAGCGCGACTGACGCCAGATACCGGATTAAAAAAGGATATTACCTTGTCGAGGACATTCATCAGTAACCACCTCGATACTCAGCGAACATGGCTCCGTCGGGTTCGCCGCCGCCATCGAGTTCATCCTTGATCAATTGCCGTAGTTTCAACATTTCACTGACGCTCGGGTATTCCACTTCATGTGTCTGGAACCGAACCTTTTTGGCGCCAGTGGCAATCGCATTATTGATTGCGTCGAGGTCCGCCTGTGTGAAAGCCATGAGCGTCAATCCCAGAATGATACGGGCTGGTGCCAGTCACCCCCCTCTTTTTCGTCCGCGTCGTATTCCACAGTTGCTTCCGAAGCACCTGAGGGTATCTCGACAATTGCCTGTTGAACCGCGAGCGGCGCTGGAGCGAACATATCTGCCCGGAATACCTCTTCGGGAACGCCACGCATGGCGACAAGTCGTTGCCATTCTTCCGGCGTCATTCGCGAAATCCCGAGGTAATCCCCGAGAGCATCACCGTAGACCTCGCAGTCAAGAAGGTGGTTTTCGTATCCGATACGAGGAATCCACTTCTGCTGGCTTTGCCCCTTGCCTTTACCCTTGCTTTTGCCATTACGGCTTTCAACGCCAAGATATTCGGACGTGATCTGCTTGAAATATTCCTCATCCATCCAGTCGCCGAAATGACAGTAGCCAGGCGGATCAACATCGTGGCCGGCGGCCCTACCCTCCTTGCGGAGATTGGAATAAAAGGCCCCCTTCAAGGACCACGTTCCGACACCCCAGACCATCACTCCGTCGCGGATGCGCTTGCCGTTCCAATTGATATCCTGCGGCGTCGGCTGCCCCATCGGCGGACGAGACCATCCGTCGAGACCCTTCAGGCAGAAAACGCCAGCCTTGCCGCGCGCCCATGTGTAAACGACGTGAGCGCGGTAACCTGAGTCGATACCAAAAACATCGACCTGGCGAGTTTTTCCAAAAGCATCCGGCCAATGTTTCTGACGCAGCTCCTCAAGTTTGAGGAAGGCGCCCGCATGCGGATCATCCGTATCGCCTTCGATATAGCCGGCATCCACTCGCCAGCTCTGCCGATCCGGGCCGTAGGCTTTAAACAGATACCAGATACCCTTCATCTGCACGTCGGCGGTCCCAACGAATACGATGCCACCCGCAGGAATCCGTCCGCGTTTGAGATCCTTGACCCGACGCTCCATCAACCTGACGTGGTCCGGCGCGTCGCCTTTCATATCGAAGGCGAGACCAAGCGTTAGATTGAAGAACGCCTTGAGCTTTTGGGGATCGCTATTGCAACCGATAAATCGCTCGGCGATTTTTTCCCACGGCACGAACGGCGAAGTCAGCGCGTCGAAGTGATAGGACGGATACGCGCCAGGGCGCGAAGCCTCAGGTATCCATTTTCCCTTGCGATACAGCGACACCTTTTCGTGGCTCTGGATGATCGAGCCGCAGCAAGGCGTCGCGTAATATGGGTCGTAAGGGAACTCGTCATTGAACCGGAAATATTTCCGGTCGAACACGAATTTGAAATGCGCCCCACAGCCAGGGCACGGCATATTCCAGTATCGCTGATCGCCGGCCATGAATTTGTCGTCGATCTTCGACGACCCTTTCACGGTCGGGGTAGACACGTATGTTCGCAGCCAGTCGCCGGACGTGAGGAACGATTCCTGACGCGCTTCGATCATGGCGAAAGGATCGCCCTGCCCGTCAAGATCGTCAGGGTATTCGTCGATCTCGTCGAGGAATGCCTTGCGGATCGTTGAAGAGCGAAGATCCGCAGCAGAATTCGCAATGGCAAGTTTCAGCGACCCACCCGGAAACCGCTTCGCTAGCGCCGTCGAACCTTCGCCGGATCGACTCGTCTGGTCGCGAACCAGTTTCTTCAGGCCGGCCGTTTGCTGTAGCATGACGGACAGCTTCTCGCGGTTGAATTCTGCGAGCGCGTTGGTCGTCGGCTGGACGATCATCATGCGGCAAGGATCTTGCGCAATCGAATAGGCCGCCGAACAAAGCATGAGGGTCGTGAAACCCGTCTGTGCAGATTTCCGAACCGCGATTTCGTTGTGACCGCTTTCTACCATCGTCATCAGCAATGGTTCGCGGATATGCGGTGTCAGGCTGTCATCCCAGGTATCGAGCGCCCGAGGCCCATCCGGAACAACAATGGTGCGGGCATACTCGACTGCATCCAGCCGTTCTGGCGGCATGATCGCAGCCGCCAGCGTCGCCGCGATAACCGCGAGCGCAGAACGCTTGAGAGAAATTTGCATTACTCGTCGCCGTCGAAATGGATGTTGATGTTGATCCCGTCCGCTTCGGCCTTGGCCGCCTCGCCTGAAAGAGCCAGCAAGTGTTCCGCAACAAGCTTCCGGAGATCTGCGACCTTGCCACGCATCACGCGACGAAAGTGCGGTTCACCCTTCCTGCTCGCTTCCATCAGGTCATCAACCCATTGCATCGGCGTGCCGAGATCTCGAAGCACCTGGTCGCAGATCTTGATCAGAGCGCCCTCAATGCCATGGTCACCCTTGAGGGGGATAACCAGACCACTGCGCTCGGCGAAATCGAGTGCTTTCAGGCGGGCTTCGTATTTAGCCCTCTCCGTCTGGGCATCCCGCAGGCCAGAGTTCTCGCCGGACGTTTCGTCTCGTTTTGTCTGCGCGCCGATCTCTTTCGCTGCATCGCCGACCGTTCCGACGGCACGGTCATATGCCGCCAATTCAACCAGACGGGAGCGCCCCTCTTTTCGGGTCGAAATCCGCCCCTCATTCTCCAGCCGGTTCACCTTCTCGGCAGCCGTCTGCTTGCTCACCCCCTTACGACGGGCAAGTTCAGCCACGGTAATCCAGAGGCCGCCGTCAACCGGGAGGCTATGCTGTGCATCTGTTGCCATTGGAGTCAGGTCGTCAGCTTTCGAGTCAGGTGAGTCAGGTCAGTTTTTTGCGCGCCGTAACTAGCGAACTTTCGGGGTCGTCCCGGCCCGCATGGGGAGGGGATCGGGGGAGGACCCGTAAGGGGGGTGGGGGTCGACCGGGATGGTTGATGCCTCGATTGGTCGGCAATACCCGAAGGTCGCCAATCGTCTGCCCATACCCATAATGCAAAAAGGCGACCGTCTGGCCGCCCTGTCATTCATCGTCGCATAGCTGTAGCACTGGCCCTGAGTCGACGTCTCGCTTAGGAGACTGTCAGGGCTGGGTGCGGGCGCGAGCGTAACCGCCACTAAGAACCGCATCGACCGTGGGCAGATTTGTACTCACACTTTCTCAAGCATTGCAAGCGGCATGTTGAACACGGTGGGCTTCCCGAAGATGACGATGGTGACGACCGCATCACCATGTCCAGTTTCACCAAAGGCGTCTACCTCAACCTCAAAGCCAACGAACGGGCCACTTGTAATTCTGACCTTGTCACCCTTCTTAATGGCATCAGACCGGCGGCTGTGATCATAGGCGCCAGCCTCTGCCAATTCCTTGAACTCGTTGATTATTTCACTACTGATTTTAACAGCATGATCGCCGCCCATGACGATGCTTTTGACGTGATCGAAAGACAATATTCCACGTAGTGCGTGGTTGTCTGGGACGCAGAACACAAACAGTATTCCGTTGAAAACTGGGGTCTTTGATGCGGGGATACGGCGCCTATGTCGCTTCCTCTCCGGCCCCATGCGCATGATCACGCAAGCCTCTATACCGGCCTCGACCATGGCATTTTCAACAGCCTTTTCCCGCCCATATTCGACGCGCGCTATCACCCAGGCCGAATCAGACACGGCAAGCGCCCTCTGTTTCGATGCCGAGTCGCGCTCGTGAGCGACCCTTGCCGCCTCCTGAGCGATCTTGTCCAGCTTCATAAGCCCTTTCAGGGACACGCCGGAAATGCCTTCAAACTTATGCTGCATCATCGTTCCGTCCCTCGTTGATGGTTTTCAAGAATTGCGAAAGGGCGGCCTCGACAGCCGCATTAAGGTTGTTTTCGCGGTCATCAACGGGAGGCATCCAGAACCAGTCCCGAAGACCATCGGGGAATGGCAATCCTCGGCGCTCATGAAGGTGCTGCCATGCAAGGTATAGCTCGCTCCCGCGCTCAACCTGTCGGAAGCTCTCAACGTATGGCAGCAATTCCAGCGACGTGAAAAACGGCTCCGATTTGCGGGCCTTGTCGATCATTCGCGCAATCTGGCTCCATCCATACGCTATCCGCTTATGTCGTAGCAGCTGGTCACGAGTGACCTTGCCATCGGCGATCTCCTGCTCGTCAACGAGAGTAAATCGAGGCGCCACATCCGGAGCCTTATTCACCGTATCAAGCCAGACGCCCATCCAGAGTTTGCCGCATACCTTCGCAATGCCGTGCGTTTTTGCTGGCTCATCTCTCGCGCTGTCAGGCATGTCACGCCAATGGCGGTTCTTGAGGTAGACTGAGGCGGCCATGATGTCGGAAGGCTTTGCCCATCGCAGATAGGCTGGCGTACGCTCGATACATTCGGCCCGCTCATCGTCCGAAAGTGCAAACCAGGCATTGCGGGCATACTCTTCCTCGCCCTTCTTCCAGGTCGCATACCAGAGCGTGAATTCACGGCTAATCTTTTTCCGATCAACCTTTTTCAAATCTCCCTCTTCGGCGCTCGCGCCTTGAGAGTCAGTAATTGCTAGATTTGAGTTATTACTATGTGCCGATTTTACCGGCGACGGCGAATCCGTCGCCGGTTTTGCCGTCGCCGGTAAATCCGTCTGCGGTAAAGTTGCAACACTTTCCGCACTAGAGGCCCTCAAGTGGTTGATTTCCTGAGCGTTGGACCGGCGCGGCTCATCGTAAATTACAAGGACAGACGATCCGAATTTGCCGTCCTCGCGCGCCTGTTCGCGTTCAGCGTAACCATACTCGACCAGCTCAGCGATCATCTTGCGAGCTTTAC